TTATATAAGTCTGCCTATAACTGCTTCAGTATTTAGCTCTTGTATTGACAAGGCCCGTTGGTCTATTGTTGCTTCTATGCCTATGGTGGCTACTTTGCCTGACCCTGTTGCTTTAAGTCTAGCAACGTCAATAACAATCGTAGCACTGTACTCTGACGTACTTACGTTGTACTCAGATATTCCGTACTCTGCGATAAGGCTAGTAGCAACAGTGAATGCTTGCTTACTATAACCTTCAGTGTAGTCGTAAGCCCAGTTGCCTACTATCTCACTACCTGAACCGCCTATTATTGTAAAGTTAATCTCTTTGAGCATCTTAACTTTCGAGGGGTCGCCAAAGGACAGTGGATTTGTAAAGTATTTGAATGTGTACGTATCAGCATCATCCAAGTAATCACTGTAGTCGTTGACACCTACTAAGTTACCAAAGTACAATGTACCGTCTTCGGCTCTCTCGCCACACAGTAAAGCGTTGCCTTCCCAAGTGGTCGCCCTGTAACTGCCATCTTCTAACGTACCACGCATATCAAAGCAATAGACTTCCGAGGAGGAAGGTAAGAACAATAGATAGAAGGCTTCTTCTGGACTGTACACTGACTTAATGTTACCTGTCTGTGCGTTTACAGACTGCATCATAGTGTCACGTACATTCTTGGATACGTTACCAATAGGATTAGACTTCTCTTGGATAACTCTACCTAAGCTGCGTAAACCAGAGTCAGACAAGAATATAAGGTCTGTACCGTTGCTCTGTACGCTGTCTCTAGCGATACATCCGATACCAGTGATAGTATCAGATAGTGTCATGCTGGATGGTGATGAAGCACCTTGGTACAATAGTATGCTACGCTTACCAAAGATAACTAGAAAGTCATTAAACTCCGCTAGTGCTACAATCTCATCGTGTCCTGTAGGCCAGACTGTAGTGATGTCTAAGCTACCTGAACTACCACCTGTCCACTCATGACCTGCTAAAGAGTTTGACCAGTACAGTGTGTGCTTGTTGCCTGTAACGTCAGCAGCCCATACACGACCAAAGGCAGCTAATGCTTCGTTAGCCTGTGGTGGTGTACCTGTAGCGTGGGCATGGTCGCTAAACTTTTGAAGTACGCCGGAACCTGACTCATCGGTGTATATTAGCGGCTCTTGTCCTCGCTGCCAAAAGTAAGCATGGTCAGCAAAGTTTATAATCTTCCAGTTGTTTGCAGATACTGTGTAGCTGCCCGGAGTAATATCAGTTAGTGTAGTGGTGCCTGTGAATATCTTACTATTGCCCGTAGAGAAAACAACTTTGTCTCCGCTATAGTCTACAAACTCAAAGATAGTTTCTACACCTATACTAGACCCTAGTGGCGTTGCTGAGCTAGTGAGCTTATTTATACCCTTACGCGCCGCAATACGACCAAACTTGTCAATGACTGCATTTTCTGCAATAGAAGCAAAGGAAGGATCTTGACCCACAGGAGAATCTTGAGTGTTTAACCCACGAAACCCCGGAGCGCCTATGTAGATGTTTTGTCTTTGCTGAGCCATTACTTAGGTTGCCAAATAAATTCTTCTGGATTCTTGTAAGCGTCTAGCGCAATTGCGTCTGATAAATGACGGTCTGCAATGGCAAAGTAGTCTTGTGCAGTCGTGCCGCCAGTCTCTCCTCTTTCTCTTGCGAGTAAAGCAACTGAGATATGAATGATAGGATTAGCAGGTAATACAGTTTCGTCTGCATCATTAGATAGGTCGCTTTCCCTCGCTATTAAATCAAAACGTAATGAATATACACCATCAGGATTAGGGTAAACTCTAACTTTAGTATCGTCTGAGCTATCTACTCCTGAGTAGGTGTAGTATTCAGGAGAGCCGCTGATAGACCCAGCGTTATAGACTGCGTTGTTAATCCATGTAGGTGTTTGGTAATTAATAAAGAAATTAGAAGTATCGTTAATAACGCTATATATTTTAACACGTTCTCCTGCATTTGTAAGGCTATATTCTGTAGTTCCTTCAACTGTGGGCACAACTACTGTAGTCCTTAGAGTAGACCAGTCATGGGCGTTCTCTACTTGTGTCTTTGCATCGTTTACAAAGTCACCTACCATCTTAGAGTAAGCTGTGTTAGTTACACCAGATACTTCGTCTTCTCTCAATCGTCTAAGGACACTGTTGACTAATGATAAATAAGTTGTACTCATTATATAATTCCTTGAAACAAGCCAACTTGAGGGGCTTTATACGTGGGTAGATCTTCAATAGCGCCTATTATTTCAGGAGCTTGGTAGTTTCTCTTAAATGGTATATCTTTGAACAAAGTGTCAGTAACTGCTTGGGGTTTTAACATTCCTGATGCAAGCCCTAAAGTAAGACCTGCGCCTAACCCAGCACCCACTCCTGCACCAGTACCAGTGCCTTCTCCAGTGCCTTCACCACCTCCTGTTCCTGTATCTCCGGCTCCTACACCTGTTTCTGCTGCTCCGCCTGTTGGGTCTTCTACAGGCTCTACAGGTTCTTCTACAGGCTCTACAGGCTCTATAGGTTCTACAGGGTCAAAGGCTACAGGGCCACCTGTAAGCGGTACTTCAGGGAAGTCATCAGCTAAAGGATCTGTAGGCTCAATATCTAAATCAGAAGCAGGTTGCTCCTTAAAATAGTCTGTTAGACGGGCAACCCAAGATACTGCATCGGTAACGTCAAAGTCTCCAGTTACATCTGGAGGAGGTGGGCCACTGGGAACAGTCTGATATTCTGTAGGGCCACCGGATAGCCACTTGTCTAACTCTAGCTGTAGACCTTCTTTAACATTAGGGTCTTCTTCAGCATCGATAGCTTCTCTTAACTGAGCAGCAATAATGTCTGTGGATGTAGGCTGTTCTTCTCCTACATCTGTAGGTTGTGCAACAACAGGCTCTGCCGGAGTTCCTTCATCACCACCGCCCCCTGTAGTGGGGTCTTCTACAGGTTGCTCTACAACTGGCTCTGCTATATCTAATGGAGGATCTTCTGGTGGTGGTACTTGCTCGACAGGGACTACAACAGGAAGGTCATCAAACTCAGGATAATCAGGTATCGTTGTCAACAATGCTTCATCAAGAGCTTTTTGTTGTGCAATATCTCCAACACCATCTCCATCAGAGTCTGCCCACTCAGTAGGGTCATTTGGGAATAGATCAACAACGTCGTAAACACCATCGCCGTCTGTGTCTGTGGTTCGTTGTATCCTATTTTGTTCTTTTTGCTCTGCTATACGTTGCTGTACGTCTGCTTCAGCGGTTCTACGTGCTTCTACCTGAGCTACTCTGTAAGCATCTTGAGCGTCTTTGTAAGTACCCTGTTGTAGCTTTATAGCATCTTCATAATTGGCTTGAGCTACACTTTCTGCTGTACGTGCTTGGTTTACTTTATTACGCGCATCTAGTTTTGCAGCGTCTTCTGCTGCCTTTGCTCTTTTGTAATTAGAACTAAAAGGCCCATAACGATTACGCATATAATTAGCATAGCCTTCAGCACTAGCTACGGAAGCATTTGTTTCTTCTATTACAGTTGATACGTTGTCTGATGCAGCTTGTGTCGCTGTTTCAGCCGCAGTTACTGCATCATTTGCAGCAATAACTTCCTGAGTATCTTCAGGATTTGTTAGCGCGTCTACAGCGGCAGTAGCAGCCGCCGCTATGTCTATAGCGTCTTGTTCGCTAGTATCTTCTTCTGCTTGAGCATCCGCTGTTGCAGCAATGTTATAGATTACACTAGGGTCAAAAGAACCATCTGGGCCTGCTCCGGGGCCGCTGTAGGTTATACCGCCAGACGTTGCTGCTGCACCTAGTTCTTCAAGAATAGCAGCAGATTCTTTATCTAAATACTGATCTGCAACACTCTTTCCTGTAAGAATTGCAGCTATAGACCCTGTTAAATTAAAAGTAGCGCCAGACTCTGCAAAAGAAGGTATAACTGTACCTAACGCAGTAGTAGCCGCTGAATTTATTGCGTTTGTTGCTGCGGTTACTGTAGAATAAGTGCCTTTAGCTGCTGCTTTAAGAGCTATACCTACTTCTTTAGTAGCGTAAGATATTTTTTGAGCTACACTAAGACCTTCTGCTGCTTTTAATCCCGCAGAAATTGCAGGGGCAATTACAGAAGCTCCAATAAAAGCAGCTACAAAAGGTATAGATGCTTCAAGACTGTCTCGCCAATCAGTTTTCTTTTCTTTTACGTAGTAAGTACCATACTGACCTACTTCACCAATTTGATTATAGTAGTCGCCAGTAGCTCCTGTTTTTAATTCTTGAGTTAGTTTACCACCAGCATTTTCTTCATTATAGTAAGCGGGGGTAATACCTAAATTTAATTTTAACTCTACACCATCTTCATTTGTTACTGAAGTAGGGATGTTTTCTTGTTCAATATACTGTTGTACTTGGTCATTATGCTCTTGCATTGCAGTAGCATAAGTTTCAAAATTAGAATAGATAGCGCCGGGAGTTTGCTTAGCTTGCTCCATACGCTTGTTATACCTGTCTCCTTCTCCCGGAACTACAGGCACATACTTAGGCTGTAGCGCAGCAAAAGTCTTAATCTGCTGTAGCTGCTCATTAGACAGCGGTGTGTTGTTATTTGCGGAAGTAACTTGATTAGCCGCTTGCCAAGAAGCTAGATATTGCTCATTGACAGGAATTGACATATCTTGATAATTAGGAACTTCCCCCATAAACTCAAGCACTTGTTCGCCTAAGTCATCGGGGAGAGCAAAACCACCTTCAAATAAATCTAAGTCTGGAGCAAAACTTTCAGCCATTATTTGCTACCCCACTTGGATACAGCTTTCATACCAAAACTAGCCGCTATTGCAGCGCCTAAGAATCCTTTGTAGTAATCTGGCATTGTCTCCAAGACTATAAATCCCTGTTCAACGTAAGGAACCATTGAAGGTATAAACGCACCTATCAATGGCAAACTAAGGATAACGGAAAACCACTCATCCTTCCAAGAAGTCTGAGAAGCACTAGCTTGTTGAGTTTCCCAATCAGCGTCAGCATCTATGCGCCGCATCTTGGAGTCATGGACAGCTTGCTTTTCAGCAGCTTTGTTTTTAAGGAAAGTACCTGCAATACTTGTGATAGCACTAAGCCACATATACTCACCTTAAAAAGAAAGCGAGGGGCCACCGAAGCAGCCCCATGCTTAACGGTTGTTACTTAGGCACAACCAGAGTCAGACCAGCTTCAGGACGAAGTACGGCGGTGCCGTATAGCGTATCTGAAGTAAACAGGTTAGCAAGAAACTCTTGCTTGTACTGTGTCTGTGAGCGAACACCTTGCTGCTCAGCCATGACCAATGCGTCACGTTGGAACAACAGAGCACCCAGCATGTCAACAGAAGCAGCGGAGTTATCGCCAGCAGCTTCTACGACAGGACAGTTGGTGCTGACAAAAATGTCAATACCGTACAACTGACCAATTTGACCGTTAGTAACCTGACCGTTGTTTACGAAGTCAGAGCTAACATAGCGGTCGATGCCCATGATAGTGTTGCGTACTGAAGGAGGTACAACAAAGTTGCGACCGTCCATAGGTACGTCTTCATCGTCCAGCTTCTGAATGATGGCACGGAAAGCAGAGTCAACAAAGACATCTGAAGCCGTTACGGTATCAGCAGCGTAGGTAGTCAGAGCGTTAGAGCTTGAGTTATCTACGAAGAAAGTACCGCCATTGTTCAGGTAGGTGGAAGATGTAGTACCCGCGCTACCCAAGCCCGTAGCCAGAGAGTGCAGGTCGGTGTCAACTTGCTTAGCCAGCGCATAGCCAGCATCTTCAGTATAGAACTGACGCAAAGAAGACAGTGCTTGTACATCCGTAATATCCTCAATCAAACGTGAGTATTCAAAGTGCTTGTCAATAGAGACTTGTACTTCGCCTTCAGTGTTTGCTTGAATAGTTACGGCAGTCTTAGCTGCTTTAGCGTGTGCATCACCACGGACAGGCTTAGGCACATGGATAGTGTCGCCTTTCTTGCCAGCCATAGACATCTTCTTGACAAGATTTGCCAAGACGAGGTTCTTCTGGTATGCAGCAATAATCTCATCACTCCAAATTTCTGGAATGAAAGTTGCCGCAGCGGTGTTGTCGGTAAACCCGCCAGTTGCGGGATATGTAGAATCAGTCATTTAATATCTCCTCAGATATACTATTTGACCCGTTTCTCAGCATACGCTCTCATTATTTCATCTTGTAGAGCGGCATACCTATGAGGGTCATCTTTCATAAGTCTAATAATGTCTGCGCGTCTATAGATCTTCTTGGGGCTTGATTCAGAGCTACCACTAGCACTACCTGTACTAGCTGACTTTACTGCTTGCTTACGGCTTTGTTTTTCAACACTAGCTGCTTGACCAATCATCTGTTGACGTTCTTTCCAAAGGTTGAAAAGTTCGTCAGCAGCTTCATAATCATACTGCTTGTCTGCCGCTACAAAGAGCTTAGTTCTAATTTTAGATGCTTCAATCCACTCTGCAAATTTAGTATCCTGTAAGATACTTTCCATGTCAGGGTGATTAGCCTTCAGTGCTGACAATGCTGTTTGCATCTTGTACTGTTGACTAACTGATTCAGCTTCCTTAATCTTAGGGTGATTCTGAATAGCCTGTGCTACTGCCTTTTCAGGGTCAGTAAAGAAGTCTATTTCTTCGACTTGTTCTTGTTGTTCGGGTGCCGGTGGAGAGTTATGTGTGGATATATATGTATCAACAACCTTACGTAGTTCACCTACTTCAGAACTTTGACGCCCTAGTAGCTTTTCAGCTTCTTGGTGCATCTGTACAAGTTCCTTAGCAGACTTGCCTTGGTATTTCTCAGGAATCTCAGGTTCACTAGTGGTTGCCTGTTCTTCCTCTTGAGGTTGCTCGTGTTCAGCAAAAACGTCCTCTTGTGACGGTTGCTGCTCCTCACGCTCAATTATTTTAGCCATTATTAAACTCCGTACTTATAGTATTGTGGAGGGATTAAAAAAAGGGTTCTAGCTAGGAACTTTGCTTTTTCTCGTATTGGATGTGACTCGCTCTAGCCTTAGCCCAACGCCTAGTGGCGTCAGGAAAGTCTCCGCTGATGGGGTCTAGTTTAGACCTTACAGGCGAGATAATCCGTTTAGCACTGTAACCACACTCGCACCTCGCAGTGTGTTGGTCTACAGGTACTAATGCTTCAAATACATGCCCGTTAAGACACTTAAAGTCGTACAGTCTTAACATTACGTTTCTAAGTCAATGTCTTCCTGTTCAGGCTCTTTAGCTTCCTGTTCAGCGTTCTGTATTTGAGCTTCTAGGTTAAAAACAGTAGCGAGTATTGCAAGTTGTCCTTTACGGAAATGCAAGTTATCGTTATCTGTTGTGAACTCTACTGAATTAATCTGTGCTACATTCTGACTTAAATCGTCTATAAGTTGTTTCCAACCTTCTGAACGAAACATCTCAAAATAATTAGCAAAGTAAACTTCAAGTTCTTTAGTCATCTTATGTATTTCCTTAATAAGTTAAGATACAAGATGTATAGTATAGCATACTTTTGACAAAATGTCAAGTATTATTTTACATTTTTCTACCAGCAGGCTTGCGAGCAGGTTTGCGCTGCATTGCTTTTTTCTTCTTAGTTGGCCGTGCTGCTTTGCTTCCGTAAGCTCCTTTACCGTATCCCATATTAGTTTTCCTTTTTTTTAGGTGGGTCTCTAAGTAATAGCTTAGTACCTACGTCGGATACAGGCACTAATCTAGGTTCGCAGTAAGCGTCAAAGTGTCTAGTCTTTGGCATGACAATGGCATGTTTACTGACATTTTGATGTACTAAAGCTGTCTTATATTCCAAACAGCTTGTAAGTTCTCTAAAAGCAAGTTCTAATCGTGGCTCACCTTGTTCTAGTATCAGTAGTACAAAGATAAGCATAGTTTCCATTAGATTCTTCTTTTCTGTTTAATCGCCTGTGTCTTAACAGCCGTTGGTTATC